CCCGCCCCGCCGCCATCGCCAGAGTAACCACCGATTAACAAACAGTGTTCTGAAGTATCAGTATTATCCCAGTTATAGTCACACCAGTATGTAGTTTCTGAACCACCACTGCAAGCAGCTGCGAAGAAGTCGCAAGTTGATGCGGCTGTAATTTCCGTTTTATAACCACCTACTACGGTAGTACTAGAACGTAGAGATTTATAACTAGAATTTTTATTAGTTGCAAACTAATCTGGTTGCATAGATTTGTACCAAGTTCTAACTTTATAAGTACTCTAGTACACACTAATAACATCATCTGTGTGTTTCCATATATGACCAAATGGATTTTCAATCCCCCTATATCTATTACATTTAAGTGTAATAGTAGAAGTATTATGACCAGATGAATCTGTCTATTGTATAGTTACTGTAACTTCACCAGAACCACTACCTAAACTATCAGAACTTCCAGTAGGAATAAACGAGTAAGTTGTAGCTCCGTTGATAGTTACCGCACCTGTAGTACAACCAGAACCTAATCCACCTTGTCTAAATCCTTCAGGAGTTAGTTCAGTATTAACAGCCTTTTGTGAATTTCTAGTAGCATATTCCACTAAGAACAAATGACATATAGCTCTATGTTCTTCATATGTATAAATATTCCACTTTGATTCACCACTAAATCCGTTAACTCTAACTAAAGATCTGAGATTTTCTCTAGTAACATTTACTGTAGGTATTTTATTTTTTATAGATGAATATCTATCTCCGTCTAAATAACCTTCGTAGGCAGATACAAATGCTTCTTTATGATGGTACCAGCCTGGTTTATTGTGTGGACATATTTTCAAGTTGTGTGTTTTTGAACTAGGAGAATAATCATCAATATACCAAAATTCTGGTATTTTGACGAACATCTGATCGGTCGATCTAGTTACTATCTACCATTGCGTGTTATTCTACGCGCTAAATATAGTTGTCTAAAAGTCATCATTAACCTGTAACAAAAGTTCTTGTCCGTAGGGATTGTTAATTCCGGTGATAATATATGGTTTCATCATACTCTATATAGGCAATGATCTATGCATATCCATATTACCAATACGGGTACAATCTGGATTAGAAGATGTTTCTGACCATGATACACCATACCAGTCTTCTGGTTGAGTTCCTTCTATAGGAATAGTATCTATATTAGGAAGTGTCGATGTTAGTTCTATATTATAGTTTACAGTAAAGTGATTAATATTCCTTTCTATTCTTTTATACGTAGCTACATTTTCCCAAATATACCCAACGTACCATATTTGTAAATTATCTCCATTAACATAAGCTCTGAGTCTACCTTTATTAATAAAATCAGAACTGCATCTAACTTTATAATTAACAACTGTTGGAGAAAACGAACCAAATATTTCAATATCTCCATACAAAGTTGTGTTACTATAATCAATAGCAGAAACAGCTCTAACTGTAATACCATATTTAATGTATATACTATCTGTAGTAGCAGTATTTCTAGTCAATTCTATTATTTTAAAATATGTATCTTTATCTGAACCAGTTTGTAACGACTTGTTAGATTTATTCTAAGAAAAATGCTCACTGTGGTATCCATCTACCATATCTGCATTCAGATTAGTACATAGAGTAGTAGAAGATACTTGTATAGGTGCAGTGCCATCTGTTGTGTAAGATATTAATCTGCCAGCATGAACCCCTTTCCAATATCCGTCTTTATTGCCAAGATTAATAGAATTAGTTTTAACTTCTACTGGACCAAAATAATTAGCAAGTAAACATACTATTTTTTCAGTACCAGCTCCAAATATCAAATTACCTCCAGCATTATATATTCCTGTTAAAGTATTATTGAATATTACATCTTTATAAAAAGTCTTCTATCCTGTAATAGTTTGCGCGGTATCAAGTGTGACATACTTAGTAGTAGGATCTACACCTAATGCACTAGTTACATTATTCTTAGTTATACTAATAGTACCACCATTTGCTAATGTTATATTACTACCTATCTTAACACCACCTAACGCACTAGCTGTAGCAGCAGGTAATACATATTTATTAGCTTCAGCTTCAATAGCAGCTAGTTTATTCTTTTCAGAAGTAGTATAATCATTAGTACTAAGACCTTTACCTTCAACTTTATCTACTTTTTGAGTCTACAGTTGAGTAATATTACTATTCAGTGTCTCTTCTACACCAGTAGCTCTTTCTACTTCATTTGCTATAGCTGTAGCATTAGCTGATTCAGCGCCTTTAGCTCTAGTTACTTCACTAGCTAAATCACTAGTTAGTTTCTATTCTGCATTTTCTGCTCTAGTCTATTCAGCTGTTACAGTAGTATCTGTATATGACTTAGCTTGTTTAATAGCATTAGCTATAGAACCAGTAGTAGCTTCATTACCATTAATAATAGTAAGTTTATCTTCATTTACTTTTACTCTATTAGTAAGTGAAGATACGTTGTTGTTAATAGTAGTATCAGCTTGAGTTCTATCAAGTATCTCTTGAGCTAAATTATCAGCTACTTCTTGAATGCTACCTTCAATAGCAGTAGTATCAAATGAACCTGATAAAGCATCCCAACCTTCTTCAGTCCATACTACATTAGTACCAGCATCATAATGTTTACCACCTAAGTTAAATGCATTAGTAATATTATATACATCACCGACTACATTGTTGTCTTTAGGTAGAGCTTCAAACGTACTAGATCCTTTTACTTTATAAGCACCAGATAATTTAGCATCTACTTGTGCCTTAGTATAAGTATCAGACTTGTCTGCTTTTAATGCTAATGCTGCATTAGTTGCAGCAGTATGATTGGTAATCTTATTGTCTAACTCTTCTTCTTTAGCCTTAGCTCTATTAGTTTCTACTAAGATAGCTGCATTTCTATCACTAACTTCTGTAGCAATAGCTTCTTTTCTATCTTGTACTTCTTTGTTTATAGCATTAGTATGTTGAGTATCTATCTGAGTAGATCTATCAATTTCATTCTGTAAATTAGTACTAATAGTCTATTCAGCAGATTCAGCTCTATTCTTCTCAGTAGCTATATCATTGCCTAATTTAGTTTCAGCAGCACGAGCAGTAGCAGCTTCTTTATCTATATTACTTTGTAAAGTAGCTAAAGACTATTCTAATGAATCTGAATCAATAGCAATACTAATCACATTATCTTCACTAATACTAACGTCTTTACCTGGTTTTAACTTATTAATTAAGTCGTTATAATCACCAGATGTAGCTACTGGTTTAAAATCTGGTTTGTTAGTAATATTATCCCATTGTACAGCTAGATCACCAGATGCACTAATCACATTAGTTTCTTGATCAATTTCAATGTTTAAACCTGCAATGAGTTTCTTCTAATACTTTGCACGTATATCAGCAAAGGTATCAATCATCTCAGTATGAAGTTCCTATAACTGATGCTGCTTAACAAAGTCTAAGAAGTCTTTAGATGTAATAATACCAGCAGAACTTGTAGAAGCTACTGGTATTGAAACAGTTTTATTACTTCCATCATACTTAAACATTACCATAGTAATGCCATTAGGATTTGAAGTATTAAACTGTATATCTTTTATTACGTCTTTTACCTCTTCATCATCTACTTTACTATCTACATCACTAATGTTTGCTTTATCATTAAGCAATTTGTTTACCTATGTTTTAGTATAGTAGTTGCCAAGATCAGGTATACTACCAGAGGCAGCCAGCCTTACCCATTCGGTTCCATTGAAATATTTAATGCTGCCACCGTAAGGATTATCAGATAAGTCAACCCAATAGTCTATTTCTTCCGGATTAGGTTGAACAGATGTTGCAAAAAATATTATCCTATTTGTTACCATATGTATTTGTTATATTAAGCTGCTGGAGTTTCTAATGCAGCAACTCTTGTAGTTAATGCGTCAATTAAATCTTTTAAAGCTTTACCTTGTGCAGCAGCTAAAGCTTCTGTAGTACTAGTACTTGTTAAAGTGTTATTTATAGTCACTTTAGTATCTGCTGTAGGAGGTGTGTATCCTAATGCACTAGTCACATTAGCTTTACTAAGACTAATTGTACCATTACTATAAGAAATATTTGCTCCTACCTTTACTCCACCAATAGTTTCAGCTGTAGCTGTTGGTAAAACATATTTATTTGCTTGTGCAGCAATACCATCTAGTTTAGTTTTATATGCATCAGTAAAGTCATTACTGGATAGTTCTTTTCCTTCTACCTTATCGACTTTACCTGATTCAAGTGCAGCAATCTTAGCACTCTGATCATTATCTGTATCATCATTTATTGGTAGCCATTTGCTACTACCTGCATAATACTTAATTACATTACCTTTTGGATCTGCTGCTAAGTCAACCCAGTAATCAAACTCTTTGGGATTTGGAGCTATATAGCTTCTTGTTATTCTTGTCATATACGTATATTTTAATTATTAATTCTAATGTATTACAAACTGTAATAACTTATGAGTTCCAGTAGGATCACTTATATTTAAAGATACTCTAGCCTATCTAGTAGCATTAGTATCATTAGGATCTAGTGTAATATCTATTCTATCCTACTTTACATCTATGTGCACATAATCTGATGAACTAAATCCTTTAATGATATACATAGTACGATTAATATCAATAGATACAGTTTCACCAGACTTAATAAATCTATGTGGAGTAAGATTCCAAGCATTAACTACTTCAGGAATAATTGTTCTTGCTTTATTATCCACATATAATATATTATATAAAATAGTTTCTTTTTCCATAACGCATTTTAAGTCGTTTTAAGCTACTTTCTTTATTAAATGAACAACTCATCCATTAAACTCTAAAAGCTTCTTAGAAGAGTCTTTTGGCTGGTATACGTCGATGTGTGACCATCCATCGGTATTAGCTTCTAATCTAATAGGGTATTCAAATAATTCAGCATTCTATCTTACTATATTATTTACTGTATTACTATCTAAATCCTTTACATTAAAATCTATTGCTTTACCTAAACAGTGTGCAGATAAGTAAATACTACTTTTATTCTTTACTAACTAACACATATTACAACGTAATCCTCTTTGTGAGAACTATCCACCAGCTTTCCAAGTATTAACGGTTATAGGTTTGTTAAATATTTTAGTACGTAGTACATATAAAGTACTAAGTAATTCTGTACTTATAAACTACCACGAAGATTCACCGAACTTAGAGTAGCAATGAGGACACACTAGTTCATTGACTTTAAAGTACAGTTTTAATTTATCTATCAATTCGTTTCTGTCCATATTTCACTGTTTAAAATTTCATTTAATTCATCACTGTCGTAAAGGTAGGAAGAAATCTTTTCCTCTCCTAATACGGGTGCGATAAAATCCTCATGCAACAGAACCATCGTTCCGTCAATACTTTTTCTTGCATGAACGGGTGGAATTATACCATGTTCCATACACCACTATATTGTTACTATAACGTATCTCATTGTGTTATCAAATTTTTAAGTACGTAATCAATTAATTCTTGCTCAGTGAATCCGTCAGTTTCTTTAGTAGGAACCGAATCGAATCCTATAGAGTTATAGAAAGCCATTCGTATATAAGAAGAACCGTAACTATTAAAAAATAGTACGTTGTTATCTCTTCCATCGGTAGGATTTACAATTGTTGCGGTTTGCTTTTTGTTTAGCAGGTTATTTGTTAGAATTGTTTCATTTAGCGTTCCATCCAAATAGGTAACACCACCTGTATTATTGTAATTATACGCAATCGTGTTAGGTTGTCCATATACAGAAAAGGTATTTTGGGTATACCATGTCTTATATAACGCTAATGGGTTTGCTGTCATAAACAACATCTTAACTCCTTGCTGCAAATTCTGTACCTGTCCATAATCATCTACTCCATCCGTTACTAGGGCGTTGGGATAGGCTTCCTTTAATTCTATCATTACATCTGTATTGGGGCTACTATAATCATCCCCATACAATTTAAATCCGTATGGAACAGCAACGTCACCCGAACCAAATTCATATTCACCATCCTCATATATGGACTTGTCCGATGGAGCAACGTCACCCGAACCAAATTCAAGCCTATAACCACTTTTCATTCCCGTAACAGTAGCTTTGAATTTAACCTTAACTGAACCATTAACAGTGTACAATCCACTAGTGGAGCCTTTAAGCATGGGGTTATATGTGTGGTTATTTATAATGTTTCCATGTTGAGGTGATGAAATCCATATAGAATTATCGGAGAAATTAGTTTCATACCCTCCCACACCGCTCATTGCAGCAAATAGGAAATTGTTCAATTTAAGCGGTCTGTTGTTTCCACTGAAATCCTGCAAGTATGGATTGGCTTTTAGTATCTCGTTTGTGGGAACGGATTGTTTTGTAGGTATTTCTTCTACCACAATATTACAATCCACATCATTCACATTAGCACCTGCCAAATAAAATCCGGGATAAGATGTGTCTGTTGTGCTACTGTTCCTGTATTCAGGTATGTCATATTCTCCATCAGACGTTATCTGAATATCATCATATCCAAGCCTTCCTTTAATAGTGAAACCTGTTGGCAATCCTGTTACACGTATTTTATAAGATTCTACATATTGTAACGGTTTTACAATTATTTGCCAAAATGCAATATTATTGTTATTTGTAGGTGTATGGGTTATTATACACTTATTTATAGTCTTATCATAAGTTATCTTTCCTCCTAGGTCCACAAAAGGATTTGCATAAGTAACGCCGGGAACATAAACATCCACAGGCTTTGACATATCGTACCAAAACACCATGTGTTGTTTAATCCAAATAGATACATCAGGTACATCAGGGTTTAAATTAATAGTTCTATCAATTTCTCTCTCATCTACGATAACTCCTCTGTCATCAACATCATATTCTAATACTTTATTGCCCAAGATATGGTGCATTGTTATTGTTTTCATTTCTTTCTCTATTTCTATACATATTATCTACTAATAAATCAGCTATAACATTTATACCTAATTGCTTACTATCACTAACTAATTGCTCCTACATTACTACTAGGAGCATCTAATAGATGCCCTCTAGTAGTTCTCTATCACTTAACTATTTAATTTGATTGTGTATATTCATAAAACTAAATCGGGTCATTACCTATGTATTGAGCAAAACCACCATAGATATCTACCCAAAAATTACCATCATTTAAAGTATCATCATCAGATAATTGCACGCTTAAATTTAAAGTAGTAACTCCAGTACTATATGATATTAAAGTTGCATATAATGGATGAGCATTACTACCAGATACGGCTTCGGTTCTATAACTTCCGTATACTCGTACATCACACGGAGTCCAAAAATAACTAGTTCCGCTAGTTATAGTTACTCCTACTGCTCCTGCGCCACTTCTAGTACAACTAATTTTACTATTATTAAAATTATATATACTGTGTATACTAGACGATACCACTGCATATGAACTACCGTTATACTAAACTTTAAACTTTAAAATAATACCAGAATCTGAGCAGCCATCGTGAGAACAGTTTGCTACAAGCCACCCTTGCGGAGTACTAACTACATTAAGCACACCACCATTATTTCCAGTTGCTAATACTAACGTACGTTCATCAGTATATATACTTCCTCTATCATCATAATCTACAACAATTAAGTCTCCTTCTGTTCCAGTAACAGATCTAGTTGACGGACATTGTCTACAAACAATTGTCATTTCAGTACCATAATTATCTTCATTAACCCTTGGTAATATCAATTTGTTTGTATAACCATCTTTTGCACCTGTCATATGTATAATTCTAGAATAAGATGGATCAGCATATACACTTATACTATTAGTAGAACTAGTATACAATTCTAATGCCTATTCCCAACCATTAGATTGATAAGAATACAATTTACTATTTGACCAATAAGTATCTCCATATTTGGGATCAGATATATCAGATGAAGATGTATTCAAATGCGTAATGTTTAAGAATCTGTTCTTGGTAAAGCAGTTTTCAAAATATAGATTTTTAAATTTACCAGATGTAGCATTTACTTCACCCGTAATAACAGCATCGGTACATGTAAGCTTACCAGTACTACTATTCATAGATAGTTTGCCATTGCTAGAAGTAAATACATTATTACTGAAACTAAATTCACCAAGTTTAGCATTATTAGCTAATAGATTGTTTACAGTTAAGGTGTTATTTTTACTAGCCTGTTGCCAATATGAACTACTTGAGGATGGAGTTTGATTAGTATTGGTAGACTTAGCCAAATATGTATTACCGGCATATTGAACATAATCTACAACTGTCATATTTTGGTAATTCTCATACTTAGTATATTCACTACTGCTCATAGCTGTAGTTGCAGCTGCTTTATAATAAGTAACTCCAGTTTTCCAATAACCGCAATCACGCATAATAGTATAACTACTATCAGCATCAGATCCATTTGTACCATCATATACTACAGGTGCTTCATAACTGATTACAGTCCACTGACTATCAGGTGAAGGAGCAGTATCTGTACAGAAACCAAACCAGAATTTAGTAGCATATGTATCTGAAGCCCAACTTGCAGTATAAGAAGATTGATTAGAACTAGAAGAAGACACTTTATTCCAACTACTACCACTATAACGATATACAGCAAAGTAACCATATGCCTAGCTTGTTACTCCACTGCTATTAGTTTTAATAGCTCTGAGTGTACAACTAGTAGTTTGTAAATATCCTAAACTTGATCTAATAGATGCTGGAGCGCCACTCATAGTAATACTATATCCATCTGCTCCATCAGATCCATCTGATCCATCTTGTCCTGGATCTCCTTGATCTCCTTTATCTCCCCACTTAGACCACAATGCACCAGTCTTCCAAGCCTACCATTTACTATTTTCTTTCTTTCTGGTCCATACATATTCATATTTAATAGCATCTGTAGGACCAGTTGGATTATCAGTCCATCCGTCTGGTACGTAATCGTCTTGTTGATATTCACTAGAGTCCACATTAGCTGGCGGATAATACTAACCACCTGGAGCCAAACTAGTACCACCAACATAGTTAGAAAATCTCCTATAGATGTATTCGTATCCATCACCATCTTTACCTCTTTCTGAGTATCTAGACCATATACCAGGAGTTGACCAATTGCCCCATTTCTAAGTAGACTTATCTAGGTATCTTTGAGATACCCATTCATACATTAATGATGCAGTAACGCCGGAAGGATGATTTGTCCAACCAGAAGGTATATGACCAGCTTGATTTACACTAGCTGGAGTAGAAGGTTGAGATCCATCTGCATTCCTAGTATAAATAAATTCAATACTATTACCGTCTTTACCATCTTCACCATCAGCGCCAGTAAGACGTATAAGATTAGACCAGGCAGTTAAAGTACCATCTGGATTAGCGAATCGTTGAATCTACCATACGTACTCACCGTCTCCTGGTACTAACTCACTATTAGTAGACCAACCTGAAGCAGCTGCATCTGTAGGAATAGATGGTTTAGTAGCAGATATCTTCCATCTATATTGATAATGACCGCCTGATAAACCTTGTTCACCCCAATTAGACCATAGTGCTGGTGTACTAAAGTTAGACCATACTCCATCAGTACGTACACGTTTACAAGTCCACTCTGCCTTATAGTCCTCATTTACTCCTTTTGGATCATCGGACCAATTATAGTCTTTAGAACCACCATTAGATATAGTGGGAATATAATCATTCTATTGAATAGACGAAGGAGTTTGAGGTACTCTATCAACATCAGCGGTACGAGTAAATATATATTCATATCCGTCACCATCCATACCTTTTTCACCCCACTTAGACCACAAAACTGGTTCTGAGAATTCTCCCCAAACACCTTCCCCAATTTTAGCAGCTTTCTTTTCTCGTTGTGATACCCATTCATACATCATATCTTTAGATACTCCTTGAGGACTATCTGACCAACCAAATGGTATATAATCATCTTGCTAAGATGTATCTGGTTTATCAGGAGCATCACTTGCACTGGTTACTTTGTAAACGAATTCTAACTTAGTTCCATCAGAACCATCTTCACCAGTTTCACCAGTAAGTCTAATAGGATCTGTCCAACCAGATAATGATTTATCTGCATATACAGTAGCTTGAATCATCCAGGTAAATACTTCCTTACTGTCTCTAGTAGGTGGATACATGTACCAAGTATAGTTATCATCAGCAGGTGGTATCTAAGAACTAGTAGGTTTAGGTGGTTTTATACTAGAGTTAGTATAACAGAACACTGTATACTGACCATCTTTACCAGCTACAGAAGCACCTCTAAATCTATTAGGATCGCCCCATTGCACATCAGGATCATCTACTTTACGGGCACTTTTAGTAGACATCCAAATAGCAGATGCAGTATAATTTCTATGCCACCCATAGGATGTACCATCTCCAACAGGTCTATCAGGAGTAGCATCATTGTCATTATAAGTTACCCACAGACTGTTACCCTCTAACTGATATGACAGATTAAACTCTTTATTAAATATAGCTATACCTTCACAATGAACATAAACAAGCAATTTCATGTCGTGAATATTGGTAATTTTAGTAATAGTAAACTTACCATTGTCCACTCTACATTCAATGCCATTAGATTCCCAAGTACAGAAGAATGTATCTCTATCTACTACAGTATTATAAGTTAAAGGTGTTTTTCCTCTCCACGCTTGTACTTCAAATGTAAATTGTTCTTGCTGCTAATAATCAGTTATAATATTAAACTCATTATCAACAATTATACTACCTTCAGTTCTAGTAAGAGATACAGAGTAAGCATCTTGCCCGTGTAAGTCTTCTATCTGTTCAGGAGTAAACTGCACATAAGCATCTGTAAGATAAATATTACTAATATAAGCACCATTACCAGTAAGATTACCGTCATTAGGAGCTCCAGGTATATTTAAACCATCTAATAAACCAAACTGTGACGCAATGTTTTTAGATGGGTTAATATGCCAAGTATTTACTTTCTTTAAATATCTCTTATATTGTCTAGTAGAGTAAGCACTGTCTTGTCTGGTTTCATCAGTAAAGTTACCATAAACAGCAAACTTCATTGACTTACAAGGATGCTATGTAGTACCTTGTTTCAATGAATACCTAAACTGTTTACCTCTAGCATCTAGTACTTCTATAGGTGTAAAATAAGCTGTAGAGAATCCTTGTACTTTATCAAACCCACAATCGTCAGTACCAGTTTCAGTATTATTAACTCCATCAAAATTATGGAATATACCTCTACATATATCATTTACATGTATACCGCTATATTCACCTTCTTCTAGTTTCAATGTAACTATTTGATTAACTAAGTCTACATCTTCAATAGTACCAAATGCTATTGAATTCCATAGTTCACCACTTACTACATCTATTTTATTAAATCTTAATTCTGGTACTTCTAAGAACTCTCTAAGAATAAGGCTGGTCATTTCTCCTCTACCATCTTTATCTATTTGAGCACCTGTACCACCAATCATACCAGTAACAAAAGTACCCATCTAAACTCCTTGATTTAGATAAGTCATCTTATTACTTCTTAAACCACCGTTGAAAGTAATTATACCTGAAGATACATCATCATATAGTTTACTTATAAACAGCTTACTACCTTCAGATTTAATCAAAGCTTTTACTACAGAAGTATCTACTACACCACCGCCTTCACCACCACCAATACCTAATGCTGATGGTTGGATATTGTGCCATGTACCATCACTAGCATACTACAGTAAATCTCCTTCTGTAATATAAGTAATAGTAACATCTTTAAGAGTAGCTAAATGATTAATTCTTTCAACTAATGTATCAAGCTCACCAACGCTAGTATCTAGAGTCTATACATTACCCTACAATGTTCTTACTAATCCTGTGAGTTCATTTAATTCATCTTTAGTTGCGTACTATGCCATTACTTTAATAGTTTATCTATTACTACTAATAATTTCATTCTCTGTTCCTCATCTATATTAAACGCGTATCCTTGAATTAGTATATCATATACGTAATTAACACACACGTAGTTTAATATTTGAGTTCTATCATAAGCAATATTATACTTTACTTTATTGCTTATTGTTTTACCTATTTTATAGTTATTCTCTATCATAGTGCACAACAACCATTATTGCAGCTCCTACAAACCTTACAATTTGTTACTCTACTATACGTACAGCAAGTATGCTCTAATGGGATTTCTAAGAGTCTACATAAATCAATATAATAATCTATAGCATCTTCAGTTAACTGATTAGCTAGAGCATATTCAAGTAATTGTGATTTAAAATCACACATTAATATTTTTTCCTTTTGGTGCTTATCTAAACAAGTATTGCAAAAAGTTACTAACATGTTTACTTTCCTATAGTACAAATTCTTCTAGTCTATAGCTATTGCAACTGCATTATTACTGCCAATAACACTAACTATGAAAGATGTGGCATCGTGTTCTTTAATGTTTATCGTAATGACATTATCAGAAATGCTAGGAGAATCAATGACATAGTTATGATCGTCATCATCACTACTGTACATATTCTTCTTATTAAGAACACTATCTAAATAAACTTTAGTTACTGAACTAGCGCTATCTAAAGTAATTGTAAGTATGTTATTCTCTATCTTTGTATTAATTATTTTCATATCTACAAAAAATTAAAAAGGCGAAGCCGAGGATAAACCTCAACCTCGCCTGGGTTTAAATAAAGAAACCGTGTATTATTCTGCTTCACCTGTAATAAATGCCTTAAGAGCCTTAGCGAATACAGAAGTTTTATTAGCATCATTGTGTTCAATATATACTTCTGTAGTCAACGGAGTAGTCTTAATATACTGATTATCAGGACTCAAATACAGATTATCATTTTCAATAGTAAAGTAATCGTATGTAGAACCTTCTTCAACATTGCGTTTTGGTTCAATTGCAGGATACGCATCTGTGAATACATGACCCTTATAACCCAACATACGTACTTCCATATCACGTACCTGTTTCCAGTAACCTTTACCAGGTTTACCAGCAGTCTTAGTAATAGTTGCACCAGGAACTGCTTCAGGAACATTAGACAATAATGCACCAGGAATAGTAACGTACAGAGAAGCTTCCATAGAAACTACAGAGTATTCATTCAAAGAATTGACTCCTTCATTGTCATCTTTTTCCATTGCAGTTAAAGTTAGCTTATGACTTGCAAATGTAGCACTTACTCTACGATTAGCGTGTTTGTTAATTTTAGCTAAAAGTGCATTTCCCAAATCATCAGCAGTCTCAGTTGAAGCAATTACTTCATAAGTATGAGTAAACTGTCCTGGAGCTTCATATAAGTCTTTATAAACAATGCGTAAAACATATCTGTGACCGATAACAACAGTAGCATTAGTTAAATCAATTTCGATTTTCTCTTGAACTGGTGCAACATAATCACCTTGTACATACGAAGGTTTAGAAGCTTTTTGAATGGCGTTAGAATATTCTACCATTCTCTTTGTTGCAGTAGTACCGTTGGGCAGAGTAATTGTCATATTATCCCCAGCTACACCTACATAAACAGTAGATGCATTTACTGCATTAGCAGCAATTGTAATTAGTGCTTTATTCTAGTCAAATAAAGCAACGTCCCCTTTAGCCAAAGCATCTACAGTAGTATAGGCTGTAGGGCATTTCTTTCCGATTAATACGGTATCAACGCGTGTAATCATAGTTTATATAAAAATAATTAATTGTTAGACTTAGCGCTAGTCTAGTTTGTCCTTCTACTTTCCTTATTTCAGATTTCCAGGTCAGACAAACGCATTAATTTATTTGTTATTCCATTGAAGCAATTTCGTTGGAATAAGCATTATAGTGCTACATTGGTTTAGTAGCAAGATAAATCTAGATTGCCATTTTCACAATTTCCATATGTGTATGTTCTGGCAAATCTGTATATTCGGTATTAGTAATATTGCTTGAATTAATTTTAGATGGCTTAGCTAAGTATGTAATCTCATATTCACTTACTTTATATTTACCGTCTGTGTATAATATTACATTATTATCTTGAATTAACTTTAAAGGTCTAGCTTGACAATATTTTAATTTGTGTTCAGATAGTGAATTACTTAATTGTCTATCTAATGTTTCAATCGTAGATTCTAACGTATCTGTATACTTAACTATATATGCACCTAAATCGTCTTTTTCCCAGCATTCGTTAGGATATTCATCACTCGGCTGTATACCAGCAGTATCTCCAAGTAATAATACATAATCATCTGGTAATTCTACTGAGTATGAGTTTCTAACTCCTTTAATTATCTAAGTGTTAAAATAGTTCTTTTTACGAACTAAAGTACGCAAATCATCTATACGCTTTTCTGTCTACTCAAATCCTTGAGCTTTAAAGTTAATACCTGAGTATCTTGTTTTATAAAATTTATCAATTGCCTCATTAATGAATGATATAATAGTGTCTGAGGATAGCTTATCCTTAATAACTAAATTAGGATCCATTAACTATAGCCTACGTTCAAACTCGATTTGAAATCCACGATTTGTCATAATCATTCATCTATTTGGTTTAACTGTGATTTAGTCTATATTCTCTTAGACTCAATATCTTCTAATGCTAGTTCTACAGCTCTGTTAATTACTTCAAACTACATATACTCTGGTATTTCACTCATACCTTCAGCTGGTAAGTCTTCTATCTTAGTAGGAAACTTAACATAGGTAATATCTACAGAATAGCTATTACTACTCATAGCTAAGTAATCATAATAGATATATAGAGTATTATCTTCTATTACAGCTACTGGATCTTCTATCCAAGGATTGTTATTGTAAGTCTTCTTGAACTTAGTAGCGTCAGAATGATCTATTAATTTTATAGTAGCTTTGTTACTATTGAAGTTTAACACTGCATCTACAAAGAACATTCTGTCACCATTGAATAAGTTAGTAACATAACATCTATTTGAATTTGTTTCAGTATTAGCAACAACGTTAACATCTGTACGTACTAATTTTTCTAAATCGTGAATACGTTTTACAGATCCTTCAAAGCTAGTCTTTAAGTAGTTATTACCAGTAAACTTATTACTGATTTCTTGGTATAAACCTTGATCTAACCAGTAATCTATTTCTTCTGGTAAGAAAGCAGGACAACCCCCAAAGGCTACGCTTTGAGAGTTCTTGTCCATTGCTACTTTAAAATATGAGTGAAATTGTTCTCTAGTCATTATTTAGATTTTATTTCAGACATAATACTTAAGTAAATATCTTGATTCTTTTTGTCTTTCAAATATGCAATTACATCTTCAAGACCGTTACCAATAAGATCAGTACCAAAGTAATATGATGCTCTGTTCTTACGAATAATATTTTTACTTAAAGCTTCTTCAATTACAAAGTTAATTTCTTTATTAGGATTATCTACCCAAATTCTAATAAATCTTGCTGGATCAGCTTCTACGTTTTCACCAAGTCTAGCTTCAACTAATTCATTAGACATAGTGTCAGCTTTAACTCCAAATAGTCTAAGACATTTGCGCATATCTTCAAGACTCATCTTATCTAATGCTCTATAAGCATCACGTTTAACTTTGTTAGCTTTATTAATTTGTTCTGCTTCAGCTTCTTTATTTATAAGTACATAATCAGTAGATGGAGTTACTTTATCAATGCCATTTGCTACTCTCTTATGTCCTAATAGGAATAAATATTGCAATTCTCCTTCAGGTCTATCAGTATTAATTACTAATTCTTTCTTACCAATCTTAATTGCAAATGTATCCCAAAATGTACTATCAGGATCTAATTCTCCTTCAGCTTTACCCATTTTCTGTTCTAGTTCTCTAGCTTTATCTCTGGTTAACCCTGTGTAACGGCTACCAGATCTTGTCCAATAGGAACCCAGATAATCAAAGCAATTGGACCATTTTACTAATCCAGTCCAAGGATTCTGTTTAGTTATTCTAACGATTACTTCCATAATATAATTATATATTAGATTGTTCAGTTTTATAAACTTTCTTTTAATTCTCTATTCATATTATATAAAAGAACTTTTTGATGAGTTGTAAGTTCTTCTATCTTTTTATCAGGACAATTTTCAAGATTATTATAAAATTCTTCCGCTTTTTCCAATGTTGAAAACATTTTGAAACTGTTTGTCGTATCCCAAACTATATAATCACGGTTTACGTTTTGATCATCATAAGACCAAATATATTTTAAATTTGACCAACTTCTAGAGGAAGATGGATTTCCATATTCACCTTGTAATTGCCGTTGGATAGATCTGCGATCACAACCTGTAGATCTGCTAGCTTCCATAATACTAGGATATTCTGCAATAAGTTTAGCTGTTTCTTTATCGAATTGCAATACTTTTTTTGCAACTTTCATACCATTGGTTCTAGCGTTTTCAAGCATTTTACCTTCTAATTTATCTCCAGTTTTAAATAGATGTTTTTCAGCAGCTTTACGACAGGCTTCTGAAATAACATGACCGCCTTTATCTAAATTGTAACCTTTATCTGGATTTGTAGAATCATATTGTTTTATCCAATATATCTCTCGTTCGTCTACCTGTTTTGGTGTACCTTCTATATTCTCCAGAAGCTCTACTTGAAAATTTTCAGGTTTGTGGTTTACTATAGCTATATAGATAGCTAGAGTTCTATCATTTTTACGCTGTGAGTTTAATGCACGATAAATATGTTCGGCAAAACGCTTATAAATGTCTCGTTTGGTTTGTCCAATATAAACTTTATTGTTAGTTCTATCTGTAATTTTATATATTCTGCTCATAGTAGTACATTTTCTAATTTTTAATATACTACTATAACGCAGAATATATATTTATGTTGCCCACAAACGCGTAGATTATTCACAAGACATTATTAATTCTCCACATGCTCTGGGGTCGCGGAGCATTAATCCTACTTCACCCAAGAAGTGTACTGAGTAACCATCCTTAGCGTTAGAACGAACTTCTGTGTTAGAGTGAGCGTAACCAGCAGGAGTTACAGAACCAGCTGTACACCAGTTAACGAATTCACGATCTTTACGAACTACTTTAACAATGTTAGCTTCACCATCACGACGACCCAAATCCAAGAATGTCATACGGTAAGATTCCAACGGTTTCAAAGTAACAGGATGCAACTGACGATTGTAAGTAGTATTGTCATACAACGGGAAATACTTCAAAGTCAATTCAATACCATTAGACATTGCGTAAGTCTTAAACTGACCACCGAACTTCAAATTATCACCAGAACCAGTTACGAATACTGTGTCAATCAAGTTCATGTTAGCCATCTTTTCTTTAAGTACACGGTCAAATTCACGCATACCCATTTCACCAGTCAAGGCAACGAACTTACGTTCATTAGTACCCAATACATTGTAAGACAGGTCAAACAAGAAGTCTTCCAACAGTTCAGCTGTCAAACGAGTATAATAACGTCTGTTAGACGGAGCAATCTGTTCCAGCAAACCAGCACCAATAAATGCAGGACGACCGTTCTTACCTTTCAGATTACAAGAACCATCTTTGTTTACGTTGTTCTGATTGTATACCAAAGCTCTTTCAAGACGTTTGTACCACTCACGCATTGCAACCCATTCCTGGAATGTAGACCACAAATAAGAAGTTTTACCAGTCTTAGGATCTTTCAAAGCTACTGCCATAACTGTAGAGTAAGCAGAACCTGTGATATCATAAGACAGACGTACTGTAGTCAAATAGTTACGCATCTTGAAGTGAGTATTGTAGTTCAGGATATCAGCCTCTTCACTGTATTCTTCATAAGCAGAAGCCAAACGGTTTACTTGGCAACCAGAAGCTAAAACAGCCGGGTCAATATAAGAAGCGGGACTACCATTAGATACAAATACTGTATAAACATACAGATTGCCATCTTGATACGGAGCATCCTGAATACGTGCTTGACTCTTATCATCAAATTCGATAGTAGCACCAGGACCAAACCATGCATCTTCCAACCACAAAGTAATAGGAGTATTACCCAAACCTGGAGTAGAATTTTCACCAATTACAGCACCATTCCATTTAGCGTCACGAATTGTAACAGCTCTATCTTGGTCGATCATAACACCCCATTCAAATGAAGGCTGATCAATAGTCATTACATTTCCAAGACCACCTGTCAACATATCAAGAGAAGTACTGTAACCATTATCTTTAGTACCAAATACGTATGACAGGATAGTAGATACCTCATAAGGTCTTTGCTGAGAAGCGAGACTAATCTTATTAGTGTCGATCAAATCAGAAAACCATTTACCTTTGTATAATTGGAGGTTATTAAGAATATTATTATACA